GTATTCGCCGTTTGGTTTCATCTTAATCACTCCCATTGTGTGCGCCACCACATTAGCGATGGCGCGGTTATTATCACCAAGGAATATCGTCGTCCAAATGATTAACTGGTAGTGCATCCGCAGTGCGTGGCGGTTGTTCACGTTCTGCCATTGGCTTGCCGCCTTGCAGTGTCACGTCATTGACCCGCACGCCCATGTAGGTTTTGCCGTTATATTCGCGGGTGGTAAATTCACCACTGACAGCGACCTTTTGGCCCTTCTTGATATATGCCGCTACCTTTTCGGCGCGACTGCCAAACCATGTGCAATCAAAAAAGATTGTGGATTTGTTTTGACCGTACCCATCGTCGACTGCTACCGCGAAGGTAACAAATCGGGCCTTGTCCATATTCCCACCTTTAATTTCACTGTCACGGGTGACATTCCCAGCGATTGTAATTGCTTTCATAAACCTAACTCCGTTTTGCGGTTATTGTGTGCGTTGACCAGCTGTTCGTACTGTTCTTCGGTAATATCTGGGCTGTTCAGCAGCTTTTGATATTTGGGTTCAAACTTTTCGAATGCGGCTGCGGAACAACCGTTTTCGTAAAACTCGATACTTTGCGTAATGCGGTCTGCGCTGGGCATAACATTCACAGCTTGCTGCATGGCTTGCTGTTTGCGTGCCACACCGTCCATTTCATTCGCTGACGCATATTGACCACCGTGTAGGCCCATAGATGCCAGGGCGCGACCAATAGCTGACGTTTCGCAAACTTCGACCGCTGACGTTTTTGTGATGTTCGATGAACCGCGAATTTCTTCTGCCAGCCCAGAACCAACAACCCACCCTTCTTGGTCTATGATAACCGCTTTGACGATTACCGTCTTGCCATCGTTGTAGATCACGTCTGTATCAATGCCGTATTCGCCGCCAAAGGTCATGCGAAACGCTTCGACCCGCTTTGCGACTTCTGTGTATTGTTTGCCGCCGCGCTGTGTAACGCCGTGGCTTTTGTTTAACTCTGCGACCAATTCCATCGCGTTGTGAAATTTATCAAGCATCTGTCAACTCCTTATTTAATTGTTGTGCATTGATTTCGCAGAAAGCATCTTCATATGCTTCACGAATAAATGTGTAAGCATCCATTGGGATCAGGCGGCGGTCTTTTTTTAAGGCCTGTCTGTCGTATTCGTTGATTGCCTTCAAAAGCAAATCTTTCACTTGGGGTTCTGTCATATACATGTTTTTTGCTCCTTCTGAATAAATCCTGTTTACAAACTATTTTTGATATTGTAAAGCCTATTTTATAGTAAATTGGAGATAAAAATGAAAACCATCTTAGACCTGGACGAAATCAAGGCAAAAATCAAAGCCAGCCCGAATATGCAGAAAATTGTCAACGAGAGTGGCGTTTCACGTCAAAATCTGTATAATATGCTGGGCGGGAATGACCCACGCTATTCGACGGTGAAGCAGTTATCTGATTATTTTACCCAAGAATGAAAAGACCCGCGCTGGGAGGAAACGCGGGTCTATATCAGAGGGAACGGTGTTGAGGACACCAACTATGAAAGCTAGCAATGTGTCACCGTGCTTCTTTCATAGCATATCAATAGGTGGCATTGAAAGAACAAAAATGACTTTACATTCTTTTGACCCACAAATTGCAGCAAAAGTTGGTGTAAACGCGGCTGTAATTTATCAAAACCTTGTGTTCTGGACAGAAAAGAACGCAGCGAACAACCGTCATAGATATGATGACAGGTATTGGACGTATAACAGCATCAAAGCGTTCGAAACATTATTCCCGTATTTGACAACATCGCAAATCAGGACTGCAATTCGACATCTTTTGGAAAACGACCTGATCGTCGAAGGCAACTACAATAAGGCGGGATACGACAGAACCAAATGGTACAGCGTTAATTCGCAAACCCATTTGTCAAATTTAGCAAATGGAACTGCTAAAAATCGCAAACCTATACCAGATAGTAAACCAGATATTAAACCAGATAATATTACATCATCAAATGATGATGAATTTGATTATTATTTCGAAGAACTATGGGTTTGGTATCCACGCAAGGTTGGCAAGGGACAGGCAAAGAAAGCATTGAAGGCAGCATTGAAAAAGGTCAGCTTCGATGAAATCTATCACCCGCTTGTTGCGTATGTTGAAACGCTAGACGATAAAGACAAACAATTCATCCCGCACCTTGCCACATGGCTAAACGGTGAACGCTGGGCAGACGAAGGATAAGAACATGGAATACAATGAACGCATTACCTTGATTAACCGCCAATTGGTCAATCTTCTAAGCATTTACGCTGCGCCCAAGCATTTGGAAACGACAGCAAAGCAAGCGGATGCAATCAGCAGACTTGCGGAAAGCATTAACAAGCGTTTTCCCAGCAAGACCACCGAAGATCACATTGTCGGTACGTTTGAACGCGCTGGGCATTCATTAAGCGGCAGTCATAAAACAAATAGCTGGCCCACATCCCCAGAAATCACCAAAGCCGTGGTTGCGGGAATGGGCAAAGAAGTCAAAGACACCATGTCAACACGCAAGATGGACGCAGATGAAATAAACGCTGCCCGTATCAAGCGTGGTGATTATGTCGGTGAACCTTATGTCGCTGGTCGTCTTTGCGCACAGCTTGTCAAAAAAGGGCTAGTGACCAGAGAGGACATCAAACCGTACCGAGAAGCGTTCTATGCGCAGATGAAAGAAATGTACGGCACAGAGAAAGCAAAGGAATACTTTGTTAAGAAAGACGCAGAATTCCAAGAAGCAAGTTGATTGGTTCTGTAACTGTGTTACCCTTTCAATGTACTCATGTACGTTTATTGCTCCCCAACTGCCCCTTCGGGGGCGCATTTTTCGGAGGTGTTTATGTCCGACAATATGAGCCTTGAACTGTCGGACGAAGCCGATACAACAGAAATCGCAGCTTACTTTGCGGCAATCATGGACGCATATGGCATGAGACCAGTGGATGCAACTGCGGCAATGCTTTTAGCCTTCATGATGGTGTATGAAGAACAGGAAACGGTGCATTGAACAAACGCACACAAGTTTTAGCTGACGCTGACAAGCTGATTAACGGCGACCGTCAGGAACAGTATGGAACACCGAAGGCAAACTTCGGTCGTATCTCGGCAATGTGGACTGCCTATTTAGGGGTCGACATATCGCCAGATGACGTTGCGGTCTGCATGGCCTTATTAAAGGCATGTAGGCTGTCCAACGAAAAGCATTGGGATGGCTTCGTTGATGGGGCCGCATATTTCGCATTGGCAGCGGAACTAGCAGACACCTAGACAAGGCCTTTGTAAACTTGTATGTTCATTGTGGATATACAGAAAGGGCGCACCCATGAACGATGGACGGTCTTGGCCTGCCGACAAGGTTGAACGCAGACATATAAACAGCATTGTGCCATATGCACGAAACAGCCGCACCCACAGCGACGAACAGGTTGCACAGATTGCGGCAAGCATCAAAGAGTGGGGATTTACAAACCCGATCTTAATTGACGTTGATGGCGAAATAATCGCGGGTCACGGTCGCTTGATGGCAGCGCAAAAGCTGGGGCTGACCGAAGTTCCTTGCATTACCGCCGTGGGGTGGACAGACGCACAAAAGAAAGCATACGTCATTGCCGACAATAAGCTGGCATTAAACGCTGGTTGGGATGATGAAATGCTGGCGGTCGAATTTGGTGAATTAAAAGAACTGGATTTTGACATCAGCTTAACGGGCTTCGATGCCGACGAACTTGCTAACCTATTGAAAGAACCCGAAAAAGAGGGTTTGACCGACGAAGATGATGTTCCAGAGGCACCAGAGGTTCCAGTAACGGTCGACGGCGACGTTTGGATATTGGGTCGGCATCGTTTGATGTGTGGCGATAGTTCAAGTATCGACGCTGTTGAGAAGTTGATGGATGGGTCTATTCCGAATGCTGTCATCACTGACCCCCCTTATGGTATCGGCATAGACGGCCAGAAGAAATCAGTCAGTGCAAACCCAAAACATAACAGGAAATACCACGAAAAAAAGGGATGGGACGCAGAGCGCCCTGATGCTTCAATCTTTGTATATATTGTTGCGCTTGGCGTTCCCGCTGTAATATGGGGCGGAAACTATTTTGCGGACCTCTTGCCCGCAACGCGCGGATGGCTTTATTGGAGCAAAGGTCAGGACGGCTTAACAATGAGTGATGGTGAACTTGCTTGGACAACAGAAGATAGACCGCTTCGCAGCAAGACGGTCAACCGATCTGCCCTAAAGGGAAGTGTCCACCCGACGCAAAAGCCCACAGAAATTATAGAGTTTTCCGCTGAATATTTGTCAGTTCCTCAGAAAGGGGCAATTCTTGATCTGTTTTCTGGCAGTGGAACGCTTTGTATTGTTTGCGAAAAGACTGACCGTCGCGCTTTTATGATGGAACGTGATACTGGATACTGCGATGTAATCATCAAACGCTGGCAAGACTTCACAGGCGAACAAGCAACGCTTGAAGCCACTGGGCAAACCTATGACGAACTTAAATCTGAACGGGTGGCGGCATGACTGACAAGAAAAACAAAGGCGGTCGCCCACCTGTTGTATTAACCAAAGAACAAAAGGCCGAAGTGGAAACGCTTGCGGCGGTTCTTAGCAGTGAACAAATAGCTGATTACTTTGGTATTGGTCGAACAACATGGTTTGCAATCCTTGAACGCGACCCAGAAGTTTCCGAACTGTATAAAAAGGGTCGGGCAAAAGCTGTTGGGTTCGTAGCGCAAAATCTAATCCAAAAAGCACGGGGTGGTGACCTGGGCGCACAGATATTCTATTTGAAAACCCAAGCGGGTTGGAAAGAAACGCAAAAGGTCGAAGGTGCTGGCGACAGCGGTGAACACGTTATTGCGTATAAGTGGTTAGACGATGACGACGAGGACGATTAAATATAGGCCGCGCAAGCAAGCCAAGGCATATCACAAGCGCACAGAACGGTTCGCCGTTATTGTTGCACATCGACGCTTTGGCAAAACGGTTGCGGCTATTAACGATTTAATCAAAGACGCATTGACGATCCCGCGCAAGAATGTTCGCGTTGCTTACATTGCACCATATTACCGTCAGGCCAAGGCAATTGCGTGGGATTACTTGCGTGAATATACAGCCGACATCGAAGGGGTTGAAATAAACGCGTCTGAACTGCGTATTGATTTCCCAAACGGCGCACGCATTCGATTGTTTGGTGCGGATAACTATGACGCAATGCGCGGTTTGTATTTCGACAGCGTTGTATTGGATGAACCCGCCGACTTCCCTGCATCTGCATGGCCCACAGTAATTCGACCAGCATTAGCAGACCGCAAAGGCCGCGCCACGTTCATTGGGACACCCAAGGGCAAGAATGATTTCTGGGAAACGTACAACAACGCCAAAAGCGACCCAAACTGGTTTTGCGCCATGTATAAGGCCAGCGAAACAGAAATACTTGATGCAGACGAACTTGAAGAAGCCAAGCGCACAATGGGCGAAGATAGATACGAACAGGAATTTGAATGTTCGTTCGAAGCCGCAATCCAAGGTGCTTATTACGCAATGGAAATGAAAAAGGCCAAAGAGGAAAAGCGCATTACCCGCGTGCCATACGATCCTGGCGTTGGCGTTGTTACCGCATGGGATTTGGGTATTGGTGACAGTACAGCTATTTGGTTTGCGCAATACGTTGGTCAGGAAATCCGAATTATCGACTACTATGAAAACAGCGGGGTCGGGCTTGACCATTACGCCAAGATGCTTAACCAGAAAAGCTATGTGTATGAACAACACATCTTGCCGCACGATGTTCAGGTCAAGGAACTAGGCACTGGCAAAAGCCGCATGGAAACGCTTGGTGCGCTGGGCGTAAACAACATTGAAGTTGCGCCAAGGTTGGGCGTTGAGGATGGCATTCAAGCTGCGCGGTCTATGCTAAACCGTTGCTGGTTCGATGAAGAAAAGTGCGAACGTGGCGTTGAAGCATTGTTGCAATATCGTCGTGAGTTTGACGAAAAGCTAAAAACGTGGCGTGGTCGACCGCTGCACGATTGGACTTCACACGGTGCCGATGCGTTCCGATATTTAGCCGTTGGTCACAAGCCGACAATGGAATGGGGCGCACCTATCAAGCGAAACTTACGCGGAATTGCTTGACGCACAGGCTTGTGTTATAGTCCCATTAACCAAAGGGGATTTATCATGAAAACTGGCAAGTATTCATCCGCAGCGTCATTCAAACCTTGCAAGGGTTGCCCAACGCCAGGCAAGTGCGCAATGGCTGGTAAGTGTTTAGCAAAGGGTAAGTAATGCCGCTTATTCAAGGTCACACGCAGAAAAGCATTTCCGAAAACATTCGTCGCTTGATTAAGGAAGGCAAAAGCCAAGCCCAAGCAAAAGCGATTGCGATGGCGACCGCAAAGCGAGCAAAGCAAAAGGCAAAGAAAAATGGACGGTAAATATCTTAGCTTGATTGATATGATTGACGGTGGCGGTGCTGGTCGTGCCGGCGATACATTTCAGGGCGGCGGTATTCTTAGCGCATTAGCAAACGCATTAGCCCGTCCATACGGATATGAAGACCGTCTGCGTGACCGCAAGAACAACACAGGTCGTGCAATCATGACTGCGATTGACAGCTTGCGTTCTTCGCCACGTCCACAAATGCGAGCAAGCGAACCAGTCGGGCCAAGCATCAACCCTGCAAACGCATATGTTCCCACGCCACCATCGGCAATGGATATGCCATACAATCAATCAATGGGCATTGAAGGCTACAACATGCCAATGTCGCAAGATGTTATTGACCTTCCAGAGATTAGCGTTCGTGGCAATGTCGAAGGTAGCGGCATGACCCCAGTCGATGCTTACGACCCAGAGTTCCAGAACTTTGTGAACATCCAGCGCGAATTGGAAACCGAATACGGTATGGCCCCTGCGTCTATCGAACAAATCCGCGACATGTTTATGACTGCAAAAAGTCGGGGTTATTTCTAATGGCAAAAGACCCGCGTTTATCCCGTGTGGGCGTTGAAGGTTTCAACAAGCCAAAGCGCACGCCAAGCCACCCAACCAAGTCACATGTTGTCGTCGCTAAAGAAGGCGACAAGGTAAAGACTATTCGGTTTGGGCAGCAAGGGGTGAAAGGTGCTGGGTCAAGCCCAAAGACAGCAAGTGAAAAGGCGCGTCAGAAATCCTTCAAAGCGCGTCATGCACAGAACATAGCCAAAGGCAAAATGTCTGCGGCGTATTGGGCCGATAAGGTCAAGTGGTGAATTAAATGGCTATTACAACATATGCAGAACTAAAAACGGCAATCGCCAACTGGTTAAACCGCGACGACCTTGCTGCGGTTATTCCTGATTTCATTTCGCTGGCAGAAGCCGACATTAACCGCAAGCTGCGTCATTACAAAATGATTGAGCGTGTCGATGCAACGCTAGACAGCCGTTACGTTCAGGTTCCAAACGATTGGCTTGAAACAGTTCGGTTTAACTTGACAGCATCCGCAACGGTTCGCCTGGACTTTGTTGGCCCTGAAGATATGTTGGAAAAGCGTGAACTTAACAACGACACAACTGGCGTGCCTCGTTATTACACGCAAATGGGTGAAGCCATTGAAGTATTCCCAACCCCTGCGGCAGAATACCCAATGCAGCTGGCGTATTATTCAAAAATCCCATCATTAAGCGATAGCACGACATACAACTGGTTGCTGCAAGATGAGCCTGACGTTTACTTGTATGGCGCACTGATGCAATCGGCACCGTATTTGCTGGATGACGCGCGAACCCAAACATGGGCAAGCCTATATCAAAACGGCCTTGCTTCGCTGCAAAAAGCCTCGGATGACACACGATTTGGTGGTTCTGGTCGCAGAATTATCATATCTAGTTATTGAACGAAAAATGGTGTATATTGCACCTAGATATATCTAACGGAGAAATCCATGTCCTTTACAAACACATACGAA